TATTTAACGATTATACGTTAGCTAAATCTTTAACATAGATTTTACCATAGAATTCTGGTCTTACCATTTTCTTAGCGTATCTAGTCATTACACCTCTTCTTGGTGTAAAGTTAGTTGGGTCATATACTAGAGGTGTCATGATTAACGGTACATAAGGTGCATATACAGCTCCTGTTTCTAGGAAGTTTGAACCTTTGAATCCTAATAAGATTTCGTTAGAAGTCATATAAGGGTTTTTGTACACAGTATATCTGTTTGCGATAGAACCAACAGTAGTTACACCAGCTGCGAAAGATGAAGCATCTTTATCAGCAGATACAGTAAATCCTGGGATTGATTCTAAAATAGTACAAACATCTGGAGAAGCAACAACGAAGTTTGCTCCACCTCTAAGTGTTAATTGGTGAATCTTGTTCGAAACTTTATTAAGTTTAGCACCTAAAGTCTGGAACCAAGAATTCTTAGTGTAAGCAGCAGAGTTAGAACCAGCTACCCATGCACCAGTTGCAGAGTTGTACTCTTCACCTAATGATACTGACCAGTATTCAGTAGTTAAAGCGTTAGCTTTTAACATATCAAGGATTTCTAGGTCAATCTCTAGTGAGATGTACTCAGATAACATTGAAGTTAATTCAGCTTCAGCATCAATACTGTGGTAAGCATTAAGGTCTTGAGCTAACTCAGGTGTCCATACAGCCTTAAGTTTTCTTGTCTTAGCAACGATTGCTTCAGACTTCAACTCTAGGTCTACTTCTGGAATACCTAAATCATCACCTACTGAAGAAACACCAGCAGCGTTTCCATCTTCGTAGTCACCTCTGTTTTCAGCAACAGGCTGTTGTGAAAATTTAATTTGAAGTCCATCACCAGCACCTGCAGTAATATCAGATACTTTAGCGAAGAATTCAAAGTTTGAACCGTTCACTTTAGAGTGAGCAGGGTAGAATGTATCAGCACCTGCGAAATCAGATGAAGAAATGTAGTAACTTCTTACAGCATCTAAATCAGGTCTTGTTAATACATTTGTTGCAACAGAAATTTTTGCAATTTCACCAGCTGCGATTGAAGCTGATAAAGAAGCATCAAATCCTACTTCAGCCCATGAAGCAGTTGCGAATGTTTGTTCACCAGTTGTAGCTTCATCAGTTACATCATTTACTGTGTATCCGAATCTACCTTCACCGTATAAACCATTTACAGCAGAATCAGTTGAACCTAAGTCCGAACCAGTACCACCGAAAAGTGATTTTCCGCTAAATCCAGGATTTCCTGGTTGAGCTGTACCATACTTAAAGTCTAAATAAAAGATTAGACCTGAAGGAAGGTTCATTGGTTGTACACTAACGAATTCTTTCGATGCGATTTCACCGAAAATTCTTCTTACTAATGGAAGGGCAACACCCGACCACTCTTCACTACCAGCTGATGTACCAGTCTGTGTAGCTTCATCAAGCAATTGTTTTGCTTGGTTTTCTAAAAGAACAGAAATTTGAGACTGTTCTCTTTCTCCTAAACCTTCAAGAAGTCCAGTTTGTTCCCATTTGCTTTTAAGCTCTCTTGTTTCAGCAAGCATAACTGCTTGTGGGTTCTTTCCTTCTGTAAGTTTAGATAAATCAAAATTTGCCATTTTATTATCTCCTTAAAATTTTGTTAAACTAATTATTTAATGTTTGCCAATTTCTTAAATCTTTCAGCAATCGTATTAGTTGATTCAGTAATTACTTCCTTAGATGGAGCAGTACTTGCAACTGGTTTAGATGCGAATGATTCAGTAATTTTAGCTTGTTTCTTAACTTTTTTCGTAGTTCCAGTAAACTTGAATGACTCAGCTAATGTTGAGAATACAAGTTTTACTTCTCTTACGTTACCTGTTCTGTCTAATGTTTCAACAACTTTCATTTTTTGGTCGTTTGTTAAATCATAAGCTCTAAACAGTTTGTTTGTGTAAAGAAGTTTTGCGTTAAGCAAGTTTACTTCGTTAATTGTAGATTTAAGTTCCTTGATAGTACTCATTGCTTCTGTAAGCTCTGATTTTACTTCTTCAAGTTCGTTAGTTTCTTCTACAACTTCTTCTTCTTCTTCAGAAACTTCTTCAGATACTTCATCATCACCATAACCCATCTCTTTCAAGATTTCGTTAAGGTCGATTTCTTCATCTAAATCTTCTTCTTCAGAACCTTCTTCTTCTTCACCTTCGTGAGAATCTTCAGAAACTTCTTCTTCGTGTTTTTCCTCTTCGTGAGAATCAACAGCGTCATCAGCGATATCTTCAACTTCTTCTTTTTCCTCAGCATCAAGTTCTTCTTGGTGGTCAGCTTCTTCTTCTTCCGAAGTTAGTTCTGATTCAAGTTCTTTGATAATTGATTCTAAATCAAGTTCGTCCTCGTCTGATTCTTCTTCCTCTTCAGAAACTTCTTCTTCTTGTTCTTCAGCTTCTTCAGAATGTCCGTAGCCCTCTTCTTGAGCTTCTTCTTCTTCTGATTCTTCTTCAGCAACAACTTCAGTTTCTTCAGATACTTCTTCTTCAGATACAGTTTCAGTTGATTCCTCAACTTCTTCTTTATCTTCTGATTCAGCTATGTCTGATGATGAGTTAGCATCATCTGCAGGTGCTTTATTGTCTCCATCACCGATATCAGATGCATCTCCATCAGGAGCATCATCCTTATCGTACTCTTCAGTTACTTCTTCTTCGTTTACTTCTTCTGTTGATTCTTCAACAGTTTCTTCTACTTCTTCTTCTTCACCTTCTTCAATTTCTTGTTGAAGTTTCTGAGAAAGTAGAGATTGTAATCTCGGAGTAAAAGCTTCTTCTAGAGCGATTTTAGCATTAGCGATTGCAGTTTCTCTAACAGCTTTAGCATCAGCAATAGCCTCTTTCAATAATTTTGAATTTGACATTGTTTTTACCTTTCGTTAATTGTCTGTGAAAATATTAAGGGATTTTCAATATTAGATTATAATAAGGTCGGTCGTCGTGTTCATCCTACATATAGTTCGTGGATATTCATAAACCAACTAATTGAACCCACATAGTGGTGGGTTATTTTGTATATAAATATAGTTTTATAACTTAAAACTACTATTTTCTATGGATTTTTTTTGTTGAGGTTTTCTTTTATCTACCTTTTTCTTCTTTTTTTTAGTATAAAATCTAAGTTTTGTGTTACCATCGGCTATTTTACCAAGTATAGTTTCCTTTTGTTGTTCTCTAATTGCTTGAAGTTTTGCCTTTCTACGAACTGTTTTGGGTTTTGTGTAGTATCTTCTTTCTCTCAGTTCCAATAAATGACCTGAATCATTTACTAATCTTTTATACTTTTTAAGTGCTCTGTTAACATCTCCTTTGATAACTTTAACAGAAACAATCGATTTTCTTTTACTCATTCTCCTTTATTTAGTGTAACAATTATAAATATATATATTTTAATTTTTAAGAACCTTTACCAGTTCCACTTTTTCTTCCACCAGTATGGGTAGAAACATTTATTGGTTTTTTACCTTGTCCTCTACTTGCCTTACCACCTCTATTTGCTTTGTTTTGAGCCGCTCTTTTTCTACGAGTTGCAGATTCTTTTTCTTTCTTAGTCATAGATTTGGCTTTAGAAGCAGGTACACATTTCGCATATCCTTTCTTATCACCACTTGTTCCACAAGGTGGGTGTTTACCACTCTTATCTTTCTTGCCAATATTCACCCACTTTTGTTTGAACCAATTTTTCAAATCTTCATTTGTGGTTTCTTCGAATATTTCATCTATGATATCTTGGAGTTTCATTATATTCCTCTATCGATTTTTGATTTTGGTGCTTTATCTTTTACAATCATTCCCTTACCACCATCTTTCTCAACCGATTTCAAAAACTTTTCTGCATCGGATTTATCTTTATACCATGCCTGAGCTGGACCTATATTCATATTCTTTAGGTCTTTTCTTATTTTGTACATTACTACAAATCCTTCTGGTAATAAATCTTTTAGTTTCATATTATAATTTTGCCTGAAATAATGCTTCTTGTTTATCAGCTGATGTTTTTAATTTAGAAGGATTGATTTTCAAATCTTTTAGAGATTTATCTAACCATTTTTCAAATCCTCTTCTACCATACTTCTTTTCAATCTTATCAAGTACATCATAGAATGCCTTTTCAGATTTTGCTTTCTTTCTTAAAGCAACAATTTCTTTTTTATCCTCACCAAATAATTTTTTGGTAAGTCTTGCATTTGGATTATTAGGTTTACCAGCCAATGCAGATGCGAAGTTGATTCTACCTTGTAGGTTTGCTTTCTTCAAAGCGTTGAATAGTTTTCTTGAGTTGATTCTATTCTTATCAATGAAATCTTGAACTGCAGAACCACGAGTACCAGTTAATGCTGCAATACCCATTGCTTCCTTACTTGCTGATTCGTTTACTGATTCATTTGTTAGTTTATATCCTTGTTTTACAAGTGAACCAACAAAATCACTTAAATCTTTTTTGTTTTTGAAGATTTTGATATCAAAGAAATCACTACCATCTTTGTGTTTCTTTTTTCCATCATGGTAAGAGATAGTGTATTTTGCTTTACCAATACCATCTTGTCTTTTGAATCTTTTCTTACCTTCTCTCATATTACCATCGTAGTTCATTGCCCAATCATCAAATCCGTCTAACATCTTTGAAATCTGTCTTTCATCAGATGAACCATATGGATTGTAATCAAACTTATCTTTCATTTGAGAAAGTTCTTTTTGTCCGAAGTTTTCGTATCCACCTTTTTGTTTCCACTTTCTCATTAGTCCTTTTTTAACCTTTGAGATTGCTGAACGAACTTGTGATGGTCTCATTGCTTCGTTTACTGATTCACCTACATACTTTTTATCTTCTGGTTTACCATGTACTCTATCCCAAATTCTACCCATTCTATTCATCATGTAGGCACCATAACCATCCTTTTTGAATACTACACCTTGCTTTGCTTGTGATTTAACAAACCATTTGATAAAATCGGATTTCTTTTTATATCTTTTCGCCATTTGGCCAAATGTAGGTTCTTCCTTTCTGAAAAAATCTTTCAAAGCATCCAAAAATCTATTTTCGTTTACAGATTCTTTAATACCAAAATGAGATTTATGTAAATCTTTACCACCTTTTTTGGAAACATATTTATTTCCCTTTAGTACAAATTTCTCGCCATCTATCTGAATATCTTTTACAACTTTTCCAGCCTCATTTTCCAGTTTGGTAACAAATCCATCCTTATTATATTTAATTGCTTCGTTTACTGATTCGTTTTTCTTCTTACCTTTTTCTTCGTATCCATTTGCAAATGCTGCTTTTCTTTGAGCATCTGATGAGAATCCTTCATTCTTAGCAAGTAAATCATCCACATCTTTATGAATATCTTTGTAGTTGTTAAACTTTTGTTTACGAATTGCACTGTAAAGAGCCATTGTATATTTTTGTGAATTGTTATGAGCTCTACTCTTAACTAAATCTGCAGCTCCATAAGCTTCTTTAGATTTACCCTTAGAAACTAATTCTAATTTATTTACTGCTGATTTGAATGCTTTGAAATCTTCGAATGCTTGTTCTTTCTGTCTATCGTGGATTACTTGAATGATGTATTCATGGGCTTTTTTATTATCACCTTTGAACTTATCTAATAGTGCTTGTGCATTCTTATCACCTTTTTTCAAGAAATTTTCAAAGTTACGAATTTGTACTTTTGCTAAACCTAGGGTATTGAAATAGTCTCTTTTATCAAAGATACCATATACTTTCTCAAATACCTTATCAGGTGACTTAAATCTTTCTTGAATTAACATTTTTTCCAACTTCCTCCAGCACCTTTATATTGTTTAGCTGCCCATCCATTAGCATATGCCGAAGGATAAACATCAAATTTCTTTTTAGCTTGTGATTTGTAGTAAGACCACTTAGATGCATCGGTTGGACAATTTTTTTCCATTAGGGTTTCAAATTTTTTACCGAACTCATACAAAGCAGTTTCTTGTTCGTTCAAATCTTTTTCTTCTTTTACAACTGAAACAATATTTCCGTTTTCAGTTCTCTTAGAAACAACTACTGCTTGTTCGTTTACTGATTCACTACATCCACATTCACCACCACAACCACATGGTTCAGATGATTCTTTGATACCTAATCTGTTTCTCATTTCATCTTCAGTAATCTCACCGAATTTATAGTATCTTGAAAGGATGTGTCCCATATCTTCGTATAATCCACCCATTCTTTGGTCAAGTGCACGAGCCTCAAGAGCAACTTTATCGAATTGTTTACCCAACTTATCCAATTCACTCATGTTTCTCTTAACTGTGTGTTTATCGAACCAATCACCTGCTTCTTTGATAGCAAGTGTTCTAGCGGCTTCTGTTATACCACCAAGGGTTTCAGCTACTTTAATAATATCTGATTTTCTATCCATTGATTCTTGATACTTGTTGTAAGTAGAAACAATTTCAAGAAAATGTTTTTTAACCTCTGTTGATAGAGGTCTTTCTTCGTTTTCTTTTAATAGTTGGGTTAGTTTCATTGTTCTCTCCTTAATATAATTTTTTTAATTCTTTATCACCATATACATCAGCGAAGTACCACTTCTTATCTTTCATATTGTATAAATATACAAATTCAGCTCCACCGTTTCTATCAACATTATCTACATACTTACGAAAATCTTTAAGATTACCTTTACTTGGTTTTTCTTTTCTATCGAAATATTCAATATCTTTATCATTGAAAATTCCTCGTGCTCCACCTCTTTTAATTAAAGTAAGAACATCTTTTTCGTTCTTCATGTGTTTTTTAATGCCTGGTTTCATATTAGATGGATATCCATCATAGTGAACATATGCTGATGCAATTTTACCACTTCTATCAATGATACCAACTTGTGAACGAGTTCCTTCGTTGATTATTGATTCTGGTACTAATCTACTTAATTTTGTAGATTCGTTTGTATCATCAATAATACTTTGTATTTTAAGTGCTAAATCTTTACTTCCATTCATTTTCAAATCAAATGCGATTGCATCTAATGCAGATACACCATCCCATCCAGCTTGGTTACTTGCCTCATGTGCAATTTCATCAGTACCTTCTGCTGAATCATATAATTCAGAAGAATATACACTTGTCTTTTGCCACTTTTCATATTCAGGTGAAGAGATATCTGGTTTGTTAGGGTCTTGATTTGGGTCTTTTGCCCATTCTGGTTTATCTTCTAATACTGAAATCAGTTTTCTTGCTTCAGAATGGAAGTTTGAATCAGTTAAAGCTTCAATTGCTGCTTTTTTCATTCTACTTTCGTATTCTTCTTTACCTAATTTTTGTGGAGTGATTCCTAAACTTTGTGCTTTCTTACGAACTGCTTTGTTTACTTCAGGATTACCTACTCTACCACCAGTTGAATCTTTTGGTCTACCATCATCTTTAGGTTCATCCTTTTTAGGTTCTTCTTTATCTTTGTTGAATATGTTTACTTTAGGTTTATCTGTTGGGTCTTTAACTGCACCATCCTTATCATCTTTTCTTTTTTCGTGAGTTCCAGCTTTGATTGCGGCATCTCTTGCATCTTTAGATTTGAATACAGAAGTTGTACCAGTTTCTTTACTTGTAGCAGTAAATACATCTGCTTCTTTGATAAGGTTACCTAGTTTAATCATTTTATTATCCCTTGTTTACTTCACCAACACCACCAATATTTTCTTGGCCAGTATTGTAAATTTTTGTTTTTGTTTGTGGAACTCCACCAATTACAATTGATTTGTTTTCAACTGGTTGAGTTTCTTTCTGTGGTGTTAAATCTCCTAGTGGCATAATGTTTCTCCTATTATAATTTTTTAATTTCTTTTGTATGTGTGTAAAGGTCTAACTTCCCATCATCATTAATTTTGACTTCATAGTTAGTTTTACGAATATCGTTATAACTTTTAGCAGGGTTAGAACCAATTTCTCGTTCAACCTCACCTAGTTTAATCTTATTTTTAGACATATAGTCTTGAATACTAAATCCCATAACCTTAATTTAATTCTGTTATAATTTCTCTCATCATGTTCTGTGCTTTACACCATTCATTACAAACTTCAGTTTGTTGAATAAGTTGTCTATTCACAGATTCATTCATTGGAGTCATAAATGCTCCATGAGTTGATGGGTTAGATACAAAATCCCAACCAATCAATTCAAAATCTTCACCAACTTGTACTTTACCACCTGATAAAGGTTCTACTGAACCCATACCTCTTGATGATATACCTAATAAAATACCAGCCTTAAGTAGTTCTTTTAAGATATTACCTGATGGAGTTGGTAAAATCTCAACTGTTCCTATCAAATCATCACCATCCCAATGAATCTCTCTCACATTATGACAAACATTCTTTAGGTTGATTACAGAAGAATCAGGATGGTCTAACTCACCTAATGCTCTTCTTTCTTTAATAAGAGTTTCGTACTTTTTAGCTTCTCTCATCAAAATTTCTTTTGGATATATTCTCCCATTTTGATTTTCCGCACCTGCTCTTTGTAAGATACCTTTAACGATAGTTCTTCCACTAGAATCTTCGTTAACTGCTCCTTCAAACAAGTTTGTTTCTATTAATAATTGGCTCATTATGCTCCCCACATTTTACGTTTCTTAAATAAATCAAAGAAAATTGCAGATACCTCTTGACGAATTAATTCACGAATAAGTTTTTCATCTTCATTCGTGATTTCTTCTGTGATTCTATCCAATTTTACATTTTGGATTTCTTCATTAATGATATCATATAATTCTCTTTTAGTCATTTATGATTTTCTTTTTAATATTTTATGAACATCCTTGATTCTTTCAATAGCATGTTCTAAATGGTCCATTGCTTCAAGAACACCATCTTCTTCTAATACTTCAAGTGCTTCAGAAAAATCAATTTTGACTACACTTGCAAGGGTTTTCAGCATTCTTTCTTCTTTTCTGAACTTACCTTCGTTTACCGATTCTACCTTATATTCCTTACCATCTACCTCAAATGAATCATCACCATCTTTTTTAGCTTTTGCAACAGCAGCTCCAAACGCATTACCTTCATTCTTTTTTTCTCCTCTACCCTTCCAAGTTTTTTCAATCTTGTTAAAGAATTCCTTTTTTTCTTCATCAGACATTGATGGAATAGATTTACCAGCTTTTTCTAAAGCCTTTTTGAAGAATTCTTGGTATTCACTTTCTTCAATCATAGTTTCTCTAACTATATTTTTTAAGTGTTCTCTTTTTATTTTCATTTTTCAATCTCCTGTATTGTCTTGGCTATATTGATAAGTTTCTCTTTTATACTATAAATATGTCTATTTGTTCTTTTCCAATAGTTATCAGAATCTAACTCATTCATAGTTTTTATTTTATTGTACCAATTGAAAAACTTTTCAGTTTCTCTTAGCTGGTATTTTAATTCTTTTAATCCCATTGCCATCTTCTTATGAGGATGCATTGTTTCATCGTTTTTTAATTCTAACCAACGATTAACTGGTCTTTTTACTTTTGCTTCATTTATCGATTCAAAAAATACAGTTTTACCATATCCATCAATGATTTGGACACCTGCTCTATGTTTTTTCTTAAATTGATTATATACTTTTATTGTTTTATCAACATCATTACCAACATCTTGGGAATGAGAAATATGTTTACTCATGTTTCCCTTCTGAACTACAACAGAATATGGGCCACCTTTTGAATTTTTCTTTATAGATTTTTTAATTTCTGAATCAGAGGCTTCATCCATTTTACCAACAATCTTATATCCGAATTGAGTTGCAATCTTTTTCTTTCTTTTCTTATCTTTTCTACCACCATCAGAAAAAGCACCAGGTACATTATAACCTGCCACATTAGCGGTAGTTGTTGCTTCATCTAATTCTTTTTCAATTTCTTGAATTAGTTCATCAATAAAATTATTAAGATTTTTTTCCATTGACATTTTTTATCTCCTTAATCAACTCATAAGACATCATTAAAGCTGAAACTTGGTCATCGTTAATTTTCTTACCGATTTTTTGTTTTTTCAAAACGTTAATAGTTTCACGCAATTTAATTTTTGTAATCTTATCATCCATATTCTTATACAAACTATGTAATTCAGTAATTGTACTTATAAGTTCTTTTTCAAAGTAAGTACCAAATTTAGATGTATTAGTTATGTTATTAATATACTCTCTTAATAAACCCTTTTGAGAGGCATCTAAGTTAGTATATTTCTTGTTAAATGTTTCTACAAGAATTTTATAAGTAAGTAATCTTAAATCTTTTTCTTGTTTTTTGTAATCTTCAACAAGCTTTTCCTCTTTTTTCTTAAGAGTTGGAGTTGAGTTGGAAATATGCTCAATGATAGTAATTTTAGAGTCAAAGACATCTTTTACTTGAAGAATATCGTTTTTCTTTCCTTCGAATAATTTATGTATAGAAGCCAAAATTTTGTAATTGGTAACTGGAGAAGATAAGAGGTTTCCAATTTCAAAAGTTTCTTTGATTGACTTTACAAGGTTGTATTTCTCTCTTTTCAGTTTTGAGTAATCAATTTTAGTATGTGCTTCTAATATAGCATCAATAAACTTTTCAGCTTTTGATTCTGTATTATATTTTTCGTTTATTAATAAATTAAACAGTCTAAGTTCTTTTGATAATTCAGTTTTTCCACCAAAGAATTCTCTTACGATTTCTTTTGCTTTCTCCTCACTACCATTTAAGACTTCGACTGTAATTTGACGAGTTAGTATTTCGAATAGAAAACCCGTATTCTTAAATTTTGAATGTCTTATTTTTTTCATTTTTACAATTTCCAATTACAAATATATAAAATTACTCTATTATAAATATAAATTTATAAAAGATTAATCATTTTTACTCACTGTCAAGTAAGTTAGATTCATCTAACATACCTTTGACTTCATGTAAATATTTACGTTTAGAGGCAATTCCATTAATCATTTTTATTGCCTTTTCTTCGGAAGTTCTACTTCTTTTTTTGGTTCTTTCCTTATCACCAAGGGGGTCTCTACCAAGTGGGTGTTTATCTTTTCCATAAGTTCCACCTTCCCTCGGTCTACCACCTTTATCTTTGATTTCCTGCTTAAGTTGTTCCAATGATTCTTCAATATCATCTGGTTCATCTTCCATCGCAGGGTCATTTCCTTCATCTTCAATAGAACGGAATCTGAATCTATCTTTCAAGTCATTAAGCATCTTGGTTCTTTCATCATTTTGTTCACCACCACTTAACTTAAAGATATTTTCATATACCCAGTCTTTAGATAACATATTTAATCCTTGAATATCTTGAGCCAATCTGATTTTTTCACTCCACAAGTTTACTTTTTCTTGTTCGTAAATTGTAGAAGGGTTGACCAGTTGTAATTCAAAGTTAACCATTTCTGAATCTTGAATCCCTTGAGCATATAAATGTACAATGGCAATTTTAGATAATTCTGAAATAAGTGTTCTTTGGATTCTCTCGATAGTTCTTGCAAATCTAACATCCTCGGCCGCTAATGTAGCTTTACCATTGATGTTTTCTTCGTATCCTAAATATGCTTTTGGAATCTTTAACGCCGCAAACATTTTATTTTTTAAGTAATCAATATCTTCAATAGTAGCGTATTCTAAACCTGCAAGGTTATCGATTTGTGTTCCACTATCTCCACCTCTAACTGGTAAGTAAAAATCTTCAGTTAGATTTTGCATATTGTACTTCAAGTTATAATCACCAGTATTTCTATCGATGAAAGGAACTTTCTTCATCTTGTTGATGATTCTCTGCATATAGTTATCCACTTCTGTTGGTGGGATATTACCAATATCAATTTTGAAAACTCTCTTTTCAGGTGCTCTCATGATTCTATGGATTAACATAGCATCTTCCATTAGAGATAATTGTTTCCACAATCTTCTACCATTCTCAATCATAGATTTACCATATGGTAACCAGTTAGTATCTGCTAACAACCTAAAGTGAGCAATTTCAAAGTTTTCATATTCTTCTTTTCCATTCGGGTCCTCAGTAATCTTAAACTTTACTGAATTTGGATTTGATGGGTCTGTTCTTTCTAATCTTTCTGTATTGTAAACTGAATGAGGTGTTGCATTTACAACACCCTTACCTTCTGCAACTTCTAAACCTAAGAAGAAGTCTCCATACTTTACCAAGTTTCTTGTCCAAGGCCAAAGATTAAATTCTACGTTTAATACATCGTAGAATAAGTTCTGTAATATTTCTTGTACTTTTTGATTTTCTGATTGAATAAGTAGTACATCACCGAATTCATTCTTTAATGTACATTCATCTGCGTATATATCTAGTGCTGATGCTAATATTGGGTCATTGTCCATTGCATCATAATCTCTAAATACCTCTCTACGAACTTGTTGGTATGCCATTGATTGAGCACCACCTGCTTGTTCAAAAAAGGATTTCTGTAATTTAGTATATCGGTCTCTTAATGATGATAAGTTTGTTTGTTGTCTTTCATCACCATCAAATACTTTTCTCTTTCCGTCCTTATCGATAGTAACTACCGCTTGAGAACGAAAGAGTTTTGTAAGTCTGCCGAAAAATGAAGTATCTGCCATTTTGTTCCTATTTTAATTTATAACCTTAATTTGTTTTTACCACGCTCTACATGACCAGTATCTAGCTTTGTGTCTTGGTCCTGGAGAATCACAGTTATGTCTAGCCCTAAAAGATTTTCTTCTTTCAGGATTAGATTTTTTAATTTTCATTGTTTTCTCTCCACCTTTACCTTTGTGACCAAAGTTTACTTTTACTACATTACCTTGGGGATTTTTAACATATACTTTGAATTTCTTAACATCACCTCTCATGGGTTTACCAAGTTTTACTTTTCTACCTTGGTATTCGGCTTCGTTAATATCAGATTTATACGATTCAATGAATTCACAGAATTCTTTTATATCGTGATAGTTTTCAACAAAGTACTCTTCACAGTACTTTTTATCTTCATTTAATAGTTTTTTCATTGAAATCATATTATTATCTCCTCAACTTATAAATATATAATTATTTAATTAACCAAGTCAAATCCTCATTATTATCCCCAACTCTCATTTTCCAAGGATTATCTTCAAGAGATGAGTTTCCACCGAATCCCATTCCTGCAACATCTAATTGATGAGCTCCAATTCCACCCAATGCTTGTTTAGTTAAATCAATTCCTTCTTGTCTTAACCTAAGTGCAGTATCTCTAACCCACAATGAAATTGCCAATGACATCGTTAAATCATCATTATATCCTCTCATTGCTTCTGCTCTATTACCATTCCATATAAATGTAAATAACTCATCAATAGTTCGTGTAGAACGAATGGTTACTGATTTTTCTCTAACATATTGTTCCAACTTTGATATAATCAAAGGTCGTGTTTTGGAAGTTGTACTAAATCCTGCAGTTAATCCTCTATCTTGTGCTCTATATCTATTAGTTAATTGATTCTCAACATCTACATACTTCAAATCTTTACTCATATAGAATAAGTTTCCATAACCCCTATCAATTATTTGTTGAATTACTGCCCATCCTATATTTGCATTCTCAACTACAAGTAGTGCTTGATTGTAATCAGTTGCAAGTGATACAAGGAAGTTTCCAAAATCTTTTGTATCTAATTTACCTTTATATTCTGCAACTTGTGATGATTCTTCTATATCAATAACATGACAAGCTGAATAATCCGCTGAATCTCCACGAGCAACATCCGCAACCACCATATATGATTTTGTATAGTTTGGATATTCCCACTTCCAAAGGTTTCCATCAAATCCTGTCTTTTCTACTGGTTCTTGTACAAATGATTCTTTGTAGAACATAAGCAATTGTGGGTCAATCACAGTATCACCAGAAGAAACAAAATCACAATCACATTCTTGTGCTGCTCCTTTTGGTCCTAATAGTATTTCTTGTTCATCTCTCCAACTTTGATTTCTTTCAGGATGAACACTCCAATGTAGTTTAATAAAATTAAATCCATTTGTTTCTTCTTCTGCACCTACCCAAGTTTTGTGAAAGAAATTTCCGACACCATTTGGAGTAGAAAGGATAATAGCATTACCACCAGTCGATAGTGTTGATTGTGCTGATACCCATATATCTTCAATCTTATCAATGAATGCCGCCTCATCAAATACTAAAAGGGATAGTGCTTCAGAACGACCAGCATCACCAGCAGCTGAAGTTGCTTTGATTTGTGAACCATTGGAATATCGTAGAGATAGTTTGTTATCCTCTACTGTTGTTTGTTTTAACCAACTTGGTAAGTATTGGTTCATTACTCGAACTTTTGTTACCAAGTTTTTTGCAACTTCTTGTTTAGTTGCAATTACAAGTACATTAAAATCTTGATTGAACAACATTTTCCATAATGCAAATCCTGCAGTTAAGGTTGAGATACCTGTTTGTCGAGATTTAAGGATGATGTTATAACGATGTTCTGCAAATTGGTCTAAAGTTTTTTCTTGAAATGGATATAAGTGAAAAGGAATCTTACCACGCACAGGATGTTGAATCATACAATACTTTTTCATAAAGTAGATTGGGTCCTGAGCACATTTTTGGTACTCAATTTTTATTATTTCCTTTAGACTCTGTTTAGCCATTTTATTTTTTTCCTATTTTCCAATAAAAGGATGTACCAATGAATGGTTTGTATTGTCCTGCTTGATTTGATAATCCTAAGTTAAGTCCATATATTTGTTGTTTCTTAGTTTTTACCAATCCATTCAAACTTAAGTTACCAAAACCATTTGTTTGGTCAACTCCTACTCCAAAACCATAATAGAACTCAGTTTTAGGTAATTCTTTTACAATTGTAGTATTGTAAACTGTTGGAATCTTGAAGAACCAATCAATTTCTCTTGATTCGATTCTGTTTTGTGAGATAACATCTGTAAGAATCCCAAATCCTAAATCTCCACTTGGTTTATTACCTACTGAATCGGTAACAACATCTGGAAAATCATATGTAAGGTTTAATGTATCTTTAACTGTTATCTTTGAAAAGTAATCTTTTATAATTGCAAGTGAATCTACATCAACTGGTATCTCCACCTCTTTAATTACTTCTTTTGTAATGTACTTTGGTACATATTTAGTTACTTTAACTTCTTTTTCTACATAAACAGTATCGGTTTTTTGTTCTAATAACTCAAAATCTTCACCATCTATGTTAATAATTTCTTTATCACCATAATCAGAATCACATCCTCTCATGAAAAAGATTATTGAAAGTAAAAGTAGAATTAATAATTCTTTCCACCTTTTTGCAATTAAATTAAATATAATGTTCATAGTTTTTTTCCTTAATTTTATCAAAGGCTACTCTTCTTTTTTCTTCTAACTCTTCGATTTCAGCTTTACCGTAATCAATTAGTTCTTGAATTTCGTTTTTCACCTCTTCGATGGGTTTTGGTAATTTCCAAGTTTCAGTAACTTTCCCATCTGAACCAATCATGTCGTATTCTTCCTTTAGTTCGGATATAGATTGATTATAACTTTCTAATTTGGCCTTTCCAAAAACAATCATTTTTGTCCAAACCTTATAATCTTGATATTCTTGCCAAATACCAGCCATTTTTATCTCATGTTCAATCTCAACCAAAGCATCTAAACAATAACCTGTTTTTTCAATTAGTTTTTTATCTTTAGCTGTATAGTTTTTATTTGGATATTTTTTACACTTAGATTTTTCTTCTAAATATTTTCTAATTTCTTGTATCTGTTCGTGGTTTTTACCAGTTTTTACTATAAAACCATCTTTTTTCTCATACTTGTGATGTTCATCTTCCCATTTATCACCAACTTTACGAGATATTTCTTTTTTATCATACCCAATGGTAGTATTCTTATCATACTCACCAGTTTGAATCATATCTACCAACTTTCTACGAGTTGGGTGCATATATTTTTTCTTAAATTCTTTACCCATTATTACACATTAGGTTATATTGTTGTATATAAATATATAAAAATAAAGAAACCGTAAATTTAGAAGAAAATACCTAGTATTTGATTTACGGATGCAAATGTACCTGTAAGTTTGAAGGTATTACCTTTATATAGGAATACAATACCCTCGTTTGGTACAATTTTCTTTTGCCCACCAATAGAATTTAATCTTCCTAATTCTAATTTTAACTTTTCTATCTTTTTAGGGTCACCTGATTTCTTAACATCTTTAATTGTTTTATCAATTCGTTTCTTTATATCACGAACTGCCTTATCAGGATTAACAGTAAGGGCAGATGAAGTGAATTCTAATACTTCTGCACCCAATCCTAAGAATATTTTCTCAAATTTCATCAAATTATCTTTTGATATCTTCTTATGATTATCTTTATCTGTTTTCTTAGCCCATTCTAATGTTTTTTCATCAGATATATTAGATTTATCTAATCTAAACTTCTTATCCATGAACGCCCATCTCTTAACTAACCCCATTTTGGTTTTATTATCAAGTGTTGATGGTGAGTTTTTATCAACCCATTGTTCCCACCATGATTGATGATAGTTTGCAACACCATCTGTATCCTTTAATCCAAACTCTTTTTGTAGTTTTGATATTTGTGATGAGTATTTACTACGTTTTTTAGATAGGTTTTGTGATTTTGGTAGTTTTACAATAGGAGGACCTTGAATGGTGTAGTTATCTTGTACATCTTTGTTAACTTGTTTAATCATACCAGCTAATATTCTTGCTGCTTCACCGTTTTCACCAATTGCAACACCTTCATCGTTATATTCCATCGTGCCATGGAACACAAGTAACGCCTGGCCGTAAGGAATAACGTTTACTGATGTTGGATATATCACTTCAAGGTTCATAAAACACGCACCTTGTTTGAATATCTTATCTCTTTGTTTATCGTTAAGTGATTTGATTGCATTTGAGAGGTCTTTCATTGCATAATTGTATGCATCACTCAACCCACCTCTACCTTGGAACTTATCTGATACACCTTTGATATCTAAAGCGTTCTCACCTCTGTTTTTGAGGTGTCCTTTGTTCCTCGCTGCTACTAATCTACCATCTCTCCATGAAATTGCCAATGCTTGACCATCAGTTTTCTCTCTTGTGAACTCAAGTGTACCTTCGAGTGCTCTATTTACGATATCTTTCAGTTGTCCAAAGGTTAAATTGATATCAGTATCGAATGGGTGAGACATATGTCCATATGCACCACCTTCAGTTATCACCTCTTTACTTTCTTTGATGAATTTCTGTTGTTTAGCAATCTTTAATACTTTTCTTTTTTCTGAATCTGATAATTTTTCATAATCCTTACCTCTAAATTCCTTATGAGAGATTACATCTAACATATCCATCACAGTTGTACGATTAGTAAGTTTGTTTTTACCTTGTGGGTGTGCATTAGGATTAGAATCTTCACCTAACCTTTGTAATCCTGCAGGTGGTGGAGTTAGTGGGTCATAACCAAAACACCTATTTCTATAATCTTGTTCTGATTCATTTGGTAATCTTTTACATTGTTCATCTAATCCACTTCTATCGTGTTTAGAGAATTTACCTAATTTATCAAAAGCTCTGAATGATTTAACTTTATTTACCTTTTTTGGTGTCATTACAGATAGTTGTTTGTACTTCATGTGGTTTTTAACAATATAAAATACATTTGCAGTGTTACCACCAACTGATTCAATCCACTTTTTGTACTTCTTTACTAATCCTGCAGATACTTTCTCATGTCCAAAGTGTGTAATGTGTCCTTTCTTTGGATGAATACCAGCAGTTTCATCTTTTCCTATATCGTGGAACATTGCTGCGATTGCAATATCAATATCATCTTCTTTGATTGAACGATTTACAACTACAATTGTGTGTTTTAGTACATTTCCTTCAGGATGCTTATCTACTCTCTGTCCAAAGTTCTTAAGATTGTAAACTCTCTTTTGTAAATCAGAAGGCATCTTTCTGAATAGTGATTTGAAATCTGTAATTCCTAATTCTTTTAATCCTTCTTTAATCGGTTCGTATTGATATTCTTGATTTGATTCAGAATCTTTTCTATATTCTTTATTTCTCTTATCAAACCTTTTCATATCTTCAGGTCCTGCATATCCAATCATCAATTCATTTTTCTGACCGAATTTCTGTGCTTCTGCATCTCTAAGTTGAGGTAAGAATCTAAATCTTGCTCTTTTAAGAACTCTTTTCTTTTTTCTTAGTACATTTTTATGAACTATCTTTGCCTGTTGGATTGATAAATCTTTTTTAGCAATACCAGGAAACAACTCTTGTCTGAATTCATCATAAACTTGTAGGTATGCTTTTTTGTATGCAATCTTTTTAAGTTTAGAAAGAGGTTTTCTCCTCATCATTGTTCTCTTTCTTCTTCTTGCTATTTGAGCTCGTTTACCAGCCATCGCTGCCTTCCTTCTAAGTAAATCAGCTGGTCTTAGTTTTCCTTTACTTCTCTCATCTAACTCTTCATTCAATCCCATCTTCTCTTGCCATGAATCAAATGCATCGAAATCGTATTCTTGTTTTTGAGAATCCCATCCACATGAATGACAAAGGTATTTTTCATTATCTTCAGATTCTATATCCCAAGAATGATTACACTTTTCACACTTTACAGCAGTTCCACCTAGTTCAGCAATAAATCCTTCTTTTACTAATCTGAAATTTACTACCTTTCTACCATTGATTGTTGGCATTCCATGTTCATCTTTACCAATAGTTTTAACAACTGTCTTTTTGTTCTTAAATCTACCAGTTAAAATAGTATCACCAACCTTTACAGGTAACTTAATTACTTCATTCAAGGAAGCCTCATACTCTTCTTGTGCTTTTTTATCACCTTTTTGAGAATCCAACGCAGCATCTTTAGTATCTTTGGTAGTATCTAATCCTTTTACTAATTCATACCCTACCATTGCCGCTTGTCGTGTTACATGAGTAAACCATTTAGAATAAGCATCACTTGAATAGATATCAACTTGGTTAGTTGCTGTTTGTGTACCCAAGATACCAGCTGGGAATGGTGTAACAGCCTTTACTGGTCCATCGGGATAAATTGGATGGTCGTAATAATCTTCAATTTCTTTAGAAGTAATCATATTTACCACCTCATATCCAATGTTTGCCGCTCTCTTTACGTTAATACGAGAGAACACATCATAATTGGGGAAAAAGAAGTTTGGCCCATCATCCACTTGGCCTGATGTAATCTTCGAACTTTCATTGATGAGCCATTCTTCAATTCTTTCTTTAGGAATTTCAATTACTCCCTCATTAAGTTTATCCGTTATCATCTTGAAAATCGTTGCATTAAACTTTCCATACGCTCGTTTCTTAAAGAAATCTTTTTTCTGGTCATCAGAACCAACTGATAAACCATTACGAGTTTCTGTACCACTTATTCCTCCACCACTTGATGGTGCAGCATAAACATAACCTCTATCTAAGTATCCCTCAGATGGTTCACCTTTATATGGTGTAAAGTATTTACCACCTAATCGGTTTTTATCCTTTTCACCCACAACAGTTACAAATGCGGTTGTTTCTTCATCAAACTTTTTAAGAATTTCTGTGGGTTTGTATGGATTTTTGACCTTATGTATTTTGGATTTTGGAATTCCAAACATAGTGGTCATAATTTTCACCTTTTCTTTGAAGTTAAAAGGTGATTTTGGTCTTTCAACCTTATCAGATGTACCAACGAATACATTATCCTTACCGAACTTTTTGATAAGGTGTTGGTAAGTACCAGCATGACCTTTGTGCATAGGTTGAAATCTACCCACATAGATAACTACGGTTTTTTTAATAGGATTCGCATCCTCCATTATACTCTCTACGAGAAATTTGGAAAGTTTGTTCATATTCGGTACACCTTATCAGTATATAAATATTGAAATTGTTAAGTTTAGTGATTTTTGTAAGTAAATGGGTCTCGTTTACGAAGTTCTTCTAATCTTTTCTTGTAAATTTTGTCCTGTTTTCTCTTTTTCAAGAAATCTTTTATAAATTTTATTATTCCCATGGCCACTCTATATTTAATTTGTTAATATCTATCTTTTCTTGTATAAGTGATTGTTCAGACTTGTATGCCATCTTATCTAGTAATATAGAATCCTCTAGAGATTGATATGCAAACCCATAAAATGGTGGAATCAACACTTGTATTGGATTTTCAGTACTTAATATAAACGATTCACTAAAATTATAAGTATCAGTTCCTTTCATTAAGTTTGTTACACTTAAAAATACATATCCTTTCAAACAAGTTATAAAGTTATAACAACTATCAAAGAATACACCATCTCGTATCCCTCTTTTAATAGAAATCTTCAAATCTTTTCTGAAAATAATATTATCAGTTCTTTCTGTAGCTGGAATTAACCTATCGTGATTCATCATATCATATGTAAAAGTTATAGATGAACCTCCTTCAAAGAAAGTAGGATATTGTACTACCTTTACTTTAGGAAGTACCTTACCATCATAGAAATGATAATCATCTAATGGTCTATCCTTATAGTAAACTGTTCTTTTCTTCATATTCCCATAAACTATGTGATACCGATTCATCATGTTGTTTGATAAAATCGGTCACTTCTTTTGTAAATAACTTATATTCTTTATGTGATTCTTTCCAAACAGCTGCTTCTTCATATTCTTCCTTACTCATCACACCCCAATCTAAGATTTTGTAATAATAAAACAAAATGTTTATATCACTATCCTTAAATATATCTTTTATCAATAAGTAAAAATCTAACATCTCTGTATAGTTATCTTTTTGTACTACAAATGAGAATGTTATCTCTCGTAATCCAAGAGTACTTATAAACTCTAAATTTTTAAGTAATAAATCCCACTTTCCTCCCCTACGAACTTTTTGATATGTTTCTTTATTGGCCGCATCAATAGATATTTCTGCAGAATTAATCCATCTATGAGAGTTTTTTATAATATTCCAATTTCTCTCGTTCCATAACATAGCGTTTGTATGTAAATGTATGTTTACTAGATTAGGCCAATCTTTTGAATCTATTGTTTGTAAAAACTTAAACAAACCTGTACTATAAAAGGGGTCTCCATATCCACTCATCATCATTGTATGAACACCACTACCATAATGAGTTATAATATCGTTAAATATTTCTTCTGTATTCAATGTATTACCATCTGTGTTTGTTATAAAGTTAGGTCTACATGAAGGGCATGCTAAATTACAAGTGTTATCCCAAACTACTTTGAATTGTGTGGGAGTACTAGGATATCCAAACGTTTCTTCTGCTCCTTTTAATGGATGTTTTGGTTTGTATTCTTCTAATGTATCAACTCCACTTAATCCTATTTTACTTTTCTTTAGAATTGGACCTGTTTCTATTCCTGAATTGATAACTGTACTTAAAAATGGACAAGTATCTTTTTTACAATACTTAAAAGAACCATCTAATACTGATTCTCTAATATCATTTGCAATATCACTATCCCAATTCTCTTTTAGATTTTTATTTGAACCAATATCTTTAGTTAACCAACCAGAACAACACAAAGTTTGCCTATCATGTGTTATCTCGGTAAATCCAAAAGGAAACCAACATACAAAATCTTTAAGATTAGTTTTTGTTTTCATTAATTATTTCTAAGTAGAGAATCTATACCATCATAGTAGTAGAATATATCTTCAAATTTTTCTTTTCTAATTATATCTAATTTTTCAGTAGATGATTTTAATACTTTCATTTGTTCTAAGTTAAATGGAGTTTCAATTGCTCTATCGTAAGCATTTTGTAAATCTCTCATTATCATATCACATACTTCGCTACTAACATCTACGTTTTCCATTTCATTTCTGAATCCTGATAACCTAAGTTTGAATTTGTTTTTTACCCAATTAGGTAAGTGCTGACAATTGTAATAATTAGGTTGTGTTATAGGACTAAATGCCATTGTTATTTGTTTTTCATGTCTTTCTTTATCAAGAATACCTTCATTAAAAAACTTTAGTACAATATCAAATAAGTGTAAGAAATTTAGAGAACCATATGTTACCATATAACCAAATTGCCTATATCCAACATCAGAATTTAAGAAATCTTTAACATTTTGAATAAACTCATCACTAACAAATCCTTTCCTAACATACTCACCTATTTCATCAACTCCATCTACACTTAGATATAAGTCTAAGTTATCAAATTTTTTCCAATAATCAAATATATGTTTTTTAGCAAATTTTAATTTAGAAAAGTTAGTTGAATATCTTATCAAAGTATCTGTTTTATCCATCTGAATAAGTTTCTCTAACATATACCAATGTTCTGGCATTACAAGAGGTTCGCCTCCTGCAAAATATATCTCTTCTACATATTCATATTGAGATTCAATCATATCCATGAAAGATGCTTTATCATTTATATTAATTAATGCTCTTCTTTCAGTATCTTCAGGAAAAAGTTTCATATAATCTTGAAACCATGCTGAAGATAAGTCAGGACCACAACTTCTACATTTAAGATTACAGAAATTTGATATTCTAAAATCCCACATATACAGTTTCATATCTTGTAGTGTGCCATCTTCTTTAGTTTGATTAACTATTTCATATTTATGTTCAAAATCTCTTCTGAATTTTTTTCTATATGAATCTCCATCATTTTTTTCTAAGTGATAACAACGAGAACAACCCACAGGTTTTTTTCCATCTAACATCTGTAGTCTCATCTCTTTATATTTATCGGAATTCCAAGCAGTTTTCAATTCATCTCTATTAACATTACCAAATGGTGGTTTTAGAGGGTCAGTATCTTTATAATCAGCTGGGTCTGTGTTATATAAACAACATGGAAATATATCTCCACTTGGATAAGTGTGTGCAGTTATCCAAGGAGCTATACAAAAAGATTTTGAATCTTTTAATTTTTCTATATTATATAAGTTTTTTCCCATCTCTATTTATTGAATGTTTCCTATAATCAGGCATTACATCATATATACTTTCATTTCTTAATTTATCTAGTTCTTCTTGTTTTTCGTAAAAATCATACAAATGCATTTTTTCAAATGGATTACTTTCTACATATTTTATAATCCCATTAAGTTGTACTTGTATTCTATCTAAAATATCTTCATCTAAATCGTACTGTGAAACAATACTTGGTAAATTTTTTATATCTTCCTTAAATTTATCAAATACACTAGGTGGTAATGATATAACAGATTGTTCCAATGGAGTCATTATTGGTTGAAATTGAAAATGTGTATAATTTGTTACTAATCCACTTTTGAATAAATCTACTATATAATCATAAATGTTATGAAAATTGGTAACTCCATAAGCATGTTGAAAAACATATGTTATATCTTCAGTATTTCGTTCTACTATATAATCAACATACTCTCTAATAGTTTCTTTCCATTTTTTATAATCCAATCCTTTTCTAATATACTCACCAACTTCATAACTACCATCTATACTAAATCCAAAAACTACATAATTAAACTTTTTGTAATAATCAAGTATTTTTTTCTTTTTCCAATGTGTTATCGAGGCATTCGTATTTACAATAATTCTAGTATCATATAATTCTCTATCAATTAAATCTTGTAGTATTCTGTAATGATGTTCATTTAAGAAAGGCTCTCCACCTGCAAAATAAATACTTTCTACGAAATCATAATGAGGTACTAATTCATCCCAAAATTTTGATTTATCATCAATCTTAACTACTTTGGGATTGTGTGTACCCTTTATTTTTTGCCAATCATCATACCACTCAGAACTAAGTCCATGACTACACATTCTACACTTAAAATTACATAAGTTAGATATTCTTAAATCCCAATAAACAAACTTTTCAGTTGATGATTCAAAATCAATAGAATTAAAAAAATGTTTATTAAAAAATTCTCTACTAGATACATCACCTGTATCTTTTTCTATTTTATTACAATAATTACATTCAGTAAGATATTCTCCCTTTAACATTTTTTCCTTAAGATTACGAACTCTATCTGATTTGTATATTTCACTAATACTAAAATCATTTACATTTCCTAGTGGTTTTCTCCAAACACAACATGGAGAAACATTCCCATTTGGAGCCTGATATATGCCACTCCAAAGGGCAGAACAAAATGTTTTTGATTTTAATGCCAGTTCTCTACTCATTTTCAAAAAATTCTTCTAATTCAGGAAAGTTATCTTTAACTACATCAAATGTACTTTCTTTTCTGTATTTATCTAATATTGTATATCTTCTATACAATTTTTTTATCTCACTCTTAGATGGTTGTTTCGAGTACATATAAGAAATCATACCATCTATATCTTTTTGGAATTTACCCCAATCATATCCTTGCCATTTTTTCTTGATTCTATCTTTTGATATTTTTGGTAACATATATAAACACATATGTTCTGGTGAATGTATTATGTTCATCCAAATATTAAAACTTGGTGTATATTCTCGTATCCAATCATGAAACTCAGGTAGTTCATATGCATTAATCCAAGAAGTTGTGTATGTATAATTAAAAAAAGTTTTATTATGTGCTTGATAATCTAGATTTATCTCATTGAACTTAATTAAGTTCTTGGTAACCTCATCCCATTTAGCATTTTTTCTTAAATATTCAAAAGTTTTACCCATACCATCAATACTCAACCCAATACCAACCCTCTTAAAGTTTTCTGCTATTCTACGAACCAAAGGTTCATTAATAATTGTTGCGTTGGTTGACATATTTAATATGATATCTTGAGATTTACCCTTTTCAATCATAAAGTTCCAAGCATTTTCCCAATTTTTAGTATAGAAAGGCTCACCACCTACTATTTCTATTCGTTTTACAAATGGTAACCAATCTTCCATTGATGAAATGAACTCACCTTTCTTATCACCAGCCTGTCCATGTGGAAGTGGGTATAAATAATTACCAATTTCACCAACAGTTTCAGATGACATTGTTTTTAGTTCTTTATACCACTCTGTACTATGTGAACTACCACAACTTCTACATTTAAGATTACAAGCATTGGTTAATATTACTTGAAAATCAAATGGATATTCTGAAACTGGTTGTGATGTTATAACTTCTGGTATAGCATGTTCACCTAAATACTCTTTTATAATCTGATTATAGTGTTGTCTCTTAGAAGTGTATCCATTTGCCTCATCTTTCCAACAAGTTGAACAGTTTGAGGGCATTTTACCATCCTTAAACTCTTGTCGTAAATCATTCATATACTTACTATGAAATATATCTTTGATATTATCCTTTTGGGTATAAAAATATGAACCATCTTCCTTAGTAACATGGTCTTTTGATATACAACAAGCTCTAATTCTACCATCAGGGTCATTTGAGAATCCTACCCATGGTACTGTACACATATATTTCATATTTTTCTTTCCTTAAAGTATTTATCCCACTCTTCTAAGTAATCACCTATATATACTTTTCTTTTTTTATCTAGTAAATTAATAAAACTATAAAATCTTCTCTCACTATCCAAGTCCTTTGGTTTATCTAACTCCAAAATCAACCTATCTTTCTCATGTGGAGCCAAAGAACTAATATTCTTTTTTATTTCTTCTTTCATTTTATCGGGTATCAATGAAACGTGCATATGATTTGGCCAATGAACATAGTTATGAGCAATTATCAAACCGTAACTATCTACCCAATCTTTGAAATCATTTATTTTATGTACATTTAATGCAGATACTGTTTGACAAACTTCTAAATCAAACACATCTTTATATTTTATTATTTTTTGAAATGATGTATATATTTGATTCCAATCTGAAGGGAATCTTACATAATAATTTCTATCTTCTATATCATCTATTGATAAATGTATTCTTACCTTTCTAAAATTTTTCCATAGTTCAATAAAGTGGTCAGGAAATTGAGTACAATTTAAGCTATAGTGTAAATCTACATTCTTACTTCTACCATCTTCTACAAACTTATTTAAGAAATATCCATGTTCTCGTATTAATGTTGGTTCTCCTCCATTTATCCAAACTTCTTCTAACCCATCACATCTAGTGTACAACTCATCATAGAAATCATAATCTCTATACCATTCTGTTTTTATATCATTCCTAAAATAATCTCTTTCAAATTCAGTTCCCTTAAATGCACTCAAATCTTGATGCCATCTATTAGATGAAAATGGATTACAAGTTGTACATTTCAAATTACAAACAGTACCTAATCTTAATTCAACATATTTGTAGTTTACTGTTTTTAGTGAACCATCTGGATTAACATTCTTAAAGCATTCATCAATTAAATGAGCAAACTTTAAGTTAGATTCCATTCGTTTAGAATGAACTCCATTAAAATCATATTTGTAACACTTTTGACAAACAGATGGAAATTCACCATTAACCATTTGTTTTCTTATTTCATTAAACTTATCAGAATTAGATATATCATCCAAACTATCTTTAGATAAAAACAAATGATGGCCATCTTTATCGGAAGCAGTAGATACACCATCTGTCATATCGGTTATACAACAAGGTGTTACTGTACCAATTGGGTGTGTTGCCAAATGTGTAAATGGTAATACACAAAATGACTTTTTTCTATATTCTTCTCCAGCAGCTATCATATTATATTTGTTGGTATATCAGGTTCATCTGATAAGTCAATAGAATTCCACCATTCTAATACTTTTGGGTTTTGTTCGTATATAGTTTCAATAACTCCTTCATTTCTTCTCCACTTATCTACTCTCTCTAATCTTTTTTTACCTCTTTTTAACCCATCTTGCCAATCATCATATTGTTCAGAGAAAACTTGTCTGTTTTTAAGGTCAGTTAAACAATCAATCCAATAAGAATATTTTGTATTAATTACCTTTGGAGTTGCATACTCAATCAAATCATCTAATATTTCATCAAATAGTTCTCTAGGTAAAACTTGAGGACACATCATAATAGAACTATCAAAAGCAAATGTAGTTTTAATTAATGTATGTACATCCAATTCTAATGCTAAATCTAATAACTCTTTTAGACAGAATAAACCTGGTGTTGTTATTGTTAAATCAAACGCAATTCCATAATCACCATATTTTTTATTTAGGAAAGTAAAATCTTTGAAGTTTTTAATCCAACTATCCCATTTTATACCATGTCTAACATATTCTACATTTTCACCTACACCATCAATTGATGCACAAATCTGAACCATTTTGAAATGTGGTAACATTTCTCGTAAATCCCAATGTTTGTAAGTAGTTCTACTAAAGTTTGAGTTGTATCGTATCCATACATTTTTTGCCAAATCATTTTCAACCAAATATTCCATGATTTCCCAATGTATCTCCCACATTAAAGGTTCTCCACCTACCCAATATATTTCTTCTATAACTCCACTTTTTACTGCCTCCCATAGTTCAGCTTCAGCAACATCTTTTTGAAAGTTTTCTATAGCAGGTTTATTTTCTTTAAGAGCCCAAAAATCAGTATTACCTTCTTGTTCATAATCACCCATTGCTCTTCGTTCAGCCTCCCAAGATGAAGATAGTTGGTCACCACACATTCTACATTTGAAGTTACAAAGATTTCTTACTCTGTAATCGAATGAAATTGGCACCATATCGGTATAACCATCATCTCGTGTCTTTTCAAAAGCTTCATCAATTTTATTTGGGAATAGAGTTTTTGTAAAATAATCTCTATAAATTGAAATGTTTAGTAGTTTATCGTTACAAACAGCACATTGTGGTATTTCTTTACCTGCCATTAAATCTCTACGAATTCCCTTCATGTAATCAGAATTCCAATGGTCTTTTAATGTACCAGGATTATATGTTGAACCTTCATCTGCAGAATCTCCATCTATGTACTGTGTTGCCCAATCGGCTTTTTCTCTAGAAGCACAACATAATCTTCTCTCACTTTGTGGTGAAAGGTAAGTGTGTGACCAAGGAGCCATACAAAACGTTTTATTTCCTTCTGATGGTTTTATTTTCATAATAATTTCTTTCCTGCTATACCACCAACATGCTTATCATCTGAGTTTGCGTTTAGTTGTTCAACTAAATCAATCATATCATCTTGTTGTTGGTCATCTGGTTCAATGTAATCTTGTGCACCTGGATTTGCCCATTGTGGATTAAGAACCCAACCTTCATCTTTGGCTTTTTGTAATACTTCATCAACATATCTATTTGATTTAGCATCATCTCCATCGATAACAGTTTTAAGTTGTTCTATATTTGTTTCAGGTATACTATCCCACCACTCTTTCAACATAGGAAAAGCCTCTAAAAAGTTTTTCTTTCTTCTTTTATCATATTGAGAGTAAAATGATTTCCAATCTCTTTCTCTACTTTCTTTGGATGAAGTATGTCTATGTCCTGATTCAATTCTTCTTATGTAATCAATCATACGAAGTATTCCATCTCGTTCCATATCTAATAATCCTTCTCTACCACCTTTCCAATTTTTTTCTAACCATTTTTCAATATGGTCTGCTCTTTCTAATCTTATTTCTTCAGGTAAAGTAACTATTGATTGAAACGAAGGAAAACGTAGTATGTTGAAAGACATTACAGCTGCTTGTTGACTATACTTTTCTTTTAATTTTAACATCTCATCCATAAATTCAGTAATAGAAAATAAACAAAGTGCATTTATTGTCATCATTACGTTTACTGATTTGATGTTTCCTTCGGAGTTTACTCTATGCATATTATTTAGCCAAACATCCCAATCCAAACCATATCTAATATATTCAGCTTGAATACCTGTTGCTTCATTTGATGTATAGATACTAAAATCTTTGAAACTTTTAGATGATTCAATCAAAGCATCTAATAATTTTTTCTTTTGTCCTAAGTTAGAATTAACTGCAAAAGGAACTTCACATTCAGGATTTGCTTTCCACCAATCCATTAGTTTCCAAAAGTCTGGTGACATTGATGGTTCTCCACCAGTCACTCTTAATTCTCTTAAACTATATTGTAATTCAGCTTCCCACCACTTCCAAAACGCCTCTACATAAGGATTACCTTCATTCTTTCTTCCATAAGGCATTGCATGACCTCCATCATGTTGAAATGCTCCTGCACCATCTGATACTAGGTTTTGATATGGTCCAAATTGTTTTACATCTTTTTGCCATGTAGTAGAAAAGGATGCATTACAATATGAACATCCAAAGTTACAATTTGCATCAAATGCAATCTCTAATGTTTTAAGGTCAACATCTTCGGTATAACCCATAACTTCTTTTGCATCTTTTAACTCTTGGTCTGAGTATATTACAGATTTATAAACTCTATCGGAAACTTTATCATCTCCTAAATCTTCAATCTTCCAACAATATTCACATTCCTTCGGTCTAATACCTTCTAACATTTCTTTTCGAATTGCTTTCTTGTATGTTGTATTGTGAAGAGCTTTATAAGATTTAGCAACTTCATCTAAAGGTATTTTATGTGCAGGTGGGTGATGACAACTTGCAGTTGTTCCATTTCCCAACCATATAGTTGCGTTGTACCACTTAGCACCACAAAATGATTTTGAGATGGAATTTATAGAGCGTTCTCTATATTGTTGAAATGTTTCGTTTTCTCTTTTACCGAATATACTTTTCATATAACTCTAAAGTTTATGTATAAAATTGCAATTTGTTGTTTTATCAACAGATTTATCGAAAATAAATTCTTCAAAATCATGATTAGATAATAACTCTCCATTTGAATAAAACTTAAACTCGTGGAAATTTACATCTGTATAATTTAAGTTAAAACCGTTTTTAGGAAAGTTTCCTGACCCGAATATTATGTGTGGATTTTCATCAAACCCAAGCGGTTCTGTTAAATTAATTTCTTTTATTAGTTTATCGTTTACAGTAATACATAGCTTCTCACTATAAATATACTCATACAATATATGTGTTTTTTTATGAGGATAAATTTCATAGTCTAAGTTGTAAAACTCAGTTTTATCTTTTTTACCTACTAATAAAAGTAATTTTTCTTTTTCTATATCAATACCTGAATATTTTGGTAGAATACAAAATAAGGTTTTTTTATCAGATGAAGTATCTAACAATGTAAAAGATAATTCTATTTTATAAGAATGTTTTCCATTAAGTAATTTATCCGCTGGATTTTCTGGTAAGCTATCACAAATACTACTTGGCCAAAATATCCATGGATTCCCCTTTCTTATTTCTAACATAAAACTCTTTTAGTTGTGGAAATGTATCTACAAAATTCGTTCCTCTTCTTTTATCTAATTCATCTACAAATTTTATAAAATCTTTTCTATTTTTTTCTATATCATATATTACATTATGACCTATCGAGTAATCATAGATTCTTTTTATCTTTTGTATCTCAACATTAGAAAACCCATAGTTATCGTGTGTAAATTCTTTAATACCATAATACAAAGCTTTTTTAGCAGATTCTAATATTAACTTTTTATCTTCATCATCTAAAATTCTAACAGATAAATGAGAAGGCCATCTTAAATATGATGTATCTAGTTGAATGGCAGATACCCAATATCTTTTTCCATTTTGATGTTTCTTCTTCATATGAAAAACTCTATCAATCAAATCACCATAAGTAAAAACAGAAAGTGCATTGAAGGTTGCCATAATATTTACAGTAACTTTTGGTAGTTTAGTTAAAAAAGTATCAACATTTTTCCAAAAGGTTTCATAGTGTAACCCATATCTAGTATATTCTGCCTGTTTATCTGTTCCTTCAACTGATGTAAATATTATAAGTTCTCTAACTTTATTGTTATTAGATAAATCTTCACATAATTCTATAAAACGATTCATTAAACCTTTGGGTACATTCATATTTGTATTTATTGCCAAAGATAAGTTTGGATTATCTTCCCAATTATCCCTAATATATTCTAATACCTTAAATGTATCTTTAGAAAGTAAAGGTTCTCCACCTGTAATTCTAAATGTATGTAAATCTTTATATAAATCAGGCCACCATTCCCAAAATGCATCAATATAGGGGTTTTTTTCACTCTTTTTATAGGGCATCTCTCCTCTTTTCCTAAGAGTATCTATTTGATTATAATTTGTAGAGGTGTTATACGGACCATGTTTCTCTATTTCTTCTACCCACTTTGAAGAATACTGTGGTCCACAATATGCACACTTAAAATTACAAGTGTTTGAAAACGAAACCTCAACATATTTTGGATTAAAGTTATCTCTCCAATTTGAATTTTTAATTTTATCATATTCTGGCCATGACCATTGTTCTGAAGATTTGAAGGTTCTATCAGAATATGATTTTGAATTATCTTCTACGTTCCAACAATAGTTACACTCGTCAGGTCTTTTTCCTGATAACATTTCTCTTCTCTTATCTTTCTTATGTCTTGTATTGTGTAATGCAGATGGATTTCTTTCTATTTCTCTTAGTGGTATTTTATGTGGTGATGGGTGGTGGCATGAATGAGTCATACCTGTACTAAGGTGCATAGTTACTTGAGTCCATTTTGCTAAACAGAATCCACAACCAACTTCATTTAGTTTGTTATTTACATCTTGTAAATGGTTCATAAAGTAACATTTATCATTTTTGCTTTATCAGATATATCTTCAATACTTACTAGATTATACTCTAAGGTATTCATACCATCGTTTTTATAATCCCAAGTTCCTCCCTGCATCTGATGAACAAATCTTCTTTCGTTTCTGGCTGTTGTTTCTCCTTTTGCCCATTTCATTACCCCTCCATTGGATTCAACCAATCCTTCATCTTTATGTGGTAAACAAAATAATCTACCTAATCTTCTATGAGGTACAGAAGTATGTGGAATATCTATATTTCCTTTTTCAAAATCACAATTTATAACTTCTCCATGATTTTCTCTACCAGATTTATCTGTTGCAGTTCCATCACTAAAATCATAATGAAGTACTAACCTATCATCAGCTATTGTTTTTGGTATTTCCTTTACTTCCTCATCTGATAATACTCCTTTGTATATTTTAAGGTCTGCAATATCTCCCTTAAACCATCTTTGTATATTATCAATAGGAACAGAAGTGGTTGTTCCTAAATAAAAAGGGACACTACCATATCTTTTTAAGTTACCTTGATATTTTAGAGGTGAATGTGTACCAGTTCCCCATCTTGCATCTGATTCTTTTCCATTCATATAGAAGTGAATGTTAGAGTTATCAGTATCAACAACTAGAGTTATAACTGTCCATTGGTTTTCATATCGTTTTATCCATTGATATAAGTGTTCTTTCTGATTGTTCCAAAGTTGAGCTGTATAAGCTCTAGAATTATTGTAACTTAACCCATAATCATATCCTGGCCTTCTTAATATAGGAAATTCTATAAACTGCCTATTTTCATCACCCACCAACCATATAGGAACTTTATCTTCTTGTTGTTGTGCTCTCACTACTATTGATATAGTATGTGACCTAGATGTAACATTTCTTAAACTTCTACTAGATGGTATTTGTACATGAGATGAAATTCCATTAAAAGATATATAAGATTCTTCTTTATCTGAGTATGGTAGTTTTTTCGTTTCAGCATATCCTTCTAATACACACCTCCAAAATAAATCATCATCTTCCATTCCCCAATCCCAATAGTCGTTTGAATATCCATTTGTTTTTTCAACTTGTTCTTTTGAAAATAAAACCGCTCCACCAAAATATTCTTCATACTTTAGTTGATAGTTCATTTGTGATATTTGAGTTGCAATATGAATTGGATTATCTTTTGGAAAAGAATAATCAGCACCACCACCTAATTCAGGTATCATATCTATATCATGCCAAACTATATAATCACATCCATCTTCAAAAGCATGTTTTGCTGCAATATTTTTCATTGCACCTCTATTAAATAATTTATCATCGGTTTGATGACCAAAATACATACAATAATCTATACCTTTAGATTCAAGATATTCACCAACTCTTGGTACAAACTCTTCTAAGTGAGCTTCTCTGTTTCTATATGGTACACAAACTCCTAGTTTCATATTGAATCTGCAATTTTTTGTTTGAATTTTGTTGTACTCCACCCATGAGAACGGTCTATCCAATGAATAAGAGTACCAATTTCTTTTCCTGTGTAATCTTTATCAATATAATCATCTCCTAAAAATCTTACATCAGGATTTATACTTTTTATTAAGAATAAAAGTTCTTCTTCTGTGTTATAACTGAGTATTGTATGAGCATCTGTAAACTTATATAACATTTGTTTTCTTTCCTCTACTGAAAGAATTGGTTTTTTCTTTTCAGGTCTTTCAATGGTAGGGTCATCATGTAGTAAAATAAAAAGTTTTTTACAATTCTTTTCCATCTCAATAAACATTTCAAGATAACCAGGATGTAGAACATCAAAGTTACCGCATATAATTCCTATTTCTGGTGTTTCTTTCATAACTGTATTGATATTTTATTTACCTTCTTATCTAAATATGATTCTTCTACTAGTTTATATCTCAAAGTGTTTATACCATCAATTCTAAAATCTGAGATATCTTGTCTAACTTCGTTATAGTATTTTATTTGATTTTTTCGTGTCTCATTGTGAATCCATCTATTTCCTATTGAGGAATTGGATTTATGTTCTAGTGATACAAATCTACTATTTCTTCTATGTGGTTTTGGTAAGAAAGATTTTAATGATTGAGTATCTTTATATAAATATATATTATTTAATTTAACATTATATGTTCCAGCCAAATCTACTGCTTTTTTATCATTAGATATTTCAGGTAATATTTGTGTATATAAAAAATTACTTGATTTGTATTTCCCAAAGTTTTTTATCTTTGGTTTTTTTGAATTTTTATATATTTCAATTATTTCATCCTCTTGTAATCCTATATCGTATATCTCAACACTTGATATTTGACCAAAGAAAAAATCTTTGTTTGTTTTTTTACTATTTGGAACTCCTATGAATATTTGATTAGATGATAAATCTAATATTTCATTTTCCATTTCTATTGTTTCACATAAGTTTCCATCCAAATACAAAGATAAGGTATTTTTATTACTACCTCCCATCATAGATGGTTTTTTGTAAACCATAGTTAGGTTAACCCATCGTTCTCCTAATATATCGGTTGTTATTGAGTATGGTTTCTTATCTAAATCATATACCTGACAAACAAATCTACGAAAGGAATTGTAAAATAATCCAATGTTGTAGCCTGGTATAGATAGTATTGGGTATTCATCATAATTTTTGTTTTCACTAACTTTTATTTTTTCTGGCTTTACAAATACTGATATTGTGAAATCATCTTCTAATAGAAAAGTATCCTTTCCTTCTAGATGGATAGAAGAACTACCTCCATCAAATTTGAAAGTTTCTATTGTAGTTATTTCACTTAAACCACTTACATCAAAATCTAAATTAAGATTTTTTTCAACACACCTTATTAGTAAATCATCATCTTCAAATCCCCAGCCCCAATATTCATTAGAGAATCCATTTATAGATTCAAAATCTTCTTTGGTAAACATTGTTACCCCACCGAAGTAATCAAAGAATGTTGTTTCGTAATCGTGTTCTTGTAAATGGGTTGCTAAATGTAGAGGTTTATCTGAATAAGAATAATCTACATCTTCAGGTAACATATCAACATCATGGAATACAAAATAATCACATCCTTTATCAACGGCATGCTTATATCCTGCATTCAGAAGTTTACCTCTGTTAAAAGGTTTATCATCTGATTGTTCAATGATGAAGATTTCGTAATCAATATCCTTGATGTATTCTTTCATATGAGATAAGAACCTTTTGAGTTGTTGTTCTCTATCTCTATATGGAACGATTATACCAAGTTTATGAGTTATCTTCTTCCGAGATATTCTGTTTTCTTTCGGCATCTCTTGATGGTCTATTTTCTGGTAATGAATTTAATGTTCCACTTCTACCTTTAACTAAAAATTTAGCAATATTGTGTATTTCCCACAAGTTCCATTCTACTTTTTTATTATGTTCTTGAAAATTAGCATCCAAAAGAGAATCTTCTACATTTTGTGTAGATTCTAATATATCTTTTAGTAAACCAATAATTTCTTTTGCTTGTTCTTCTGTCATATCAAGTAATTATTTTATAGTGTTTGTAATTAGGTTCTTTATCTTCTTTTACGATATCATAATCTAAAGAGTTTATACCAATTTCTTTCCAATTAACTTGGCCAGTAAGTATATCTTCAAAAAAGATATCTGCATTTTCTGTTATATCAGGATTATATTCATAATATAAACTAACAATATCCTCATCGTTATCGTGAGTTAATGAATTATACTTTCCTTCCAATCTAACAGGTAAATACAACTCATCTGTAAGATGAATTGTTTCTAGTGATGGATTTAAGTTTCCATAAATTTTTATATGATTCTTAGATATACCATCATCTAGTAAAATATCATTTCTATATACTTTATTGTATGTGAAATAATTTGTTGGATAATATCCATATTTATTTTCAATTAAATCTAAATAAGATTCTCCATTATAATACATTTCATTTACAAAATCAGCAGAAGCTTCTTTTTCATAAATTAAAATATTAGAAAGTTTTATAGATGAGTTATCATCTGATATTAATATACAATGATTCGTATAGTCGTATATGTTAAATCCTTCATCTAGTTTTTGTGTTATCTCTATGTTGTTTATATAAAGTTTTATTTGATTTTCTATCTTATCAAAAGAGAAAACACAATGATTCCATCTATTTCTAGAGTATGTTGTTACTATTTCCTTATGATTATCTGAGTCATCCCAAATTTGACCTATTAGTTGATTTCCATTTGATAAAAATACACCAGTATTAGAACCCTCAAAAGATATGAGATTTTTAATATCAGTTATATCCGAATCATCATTAAACCAAAATGAAATACAAAAACTATCTTTTGTTGATTTTGTAGTAAACTTATTCATTACTCCATAGATATATGAATTAGAATCAAAAGTATTATACTGTATCTTCTGTGTTTTTTCGTTGATGCTTAATTTAACATCCTCTATTCTATATGGTAAAATATCTAAAGTATTGTAACTAGAGTATGTTTTATTTAAGTCATAAAACTTTTCCAAATAAGCACCACTTTCTTTTAACCTAAAAAGTAAATCCAAATCCTCAAACCCATATCCCCAATATTCATTTGAGTATCCATTAGCATTTTCAAAATCTTCTCGGCTAATTAATACAGCTCCACCAAAGTACTGTACATATGGTAGTTTATAATTATGAACTTGAACTTGTGAGGCTAAATGTATAGGAACATCGGAATATGAGTAGTCACATTCATCATCTACCGGCAACATATCGATATCATGAAATACAAAGTAAGTATATTCTTTACCAATTTCCTTTGCAACTACATTACATAATTTTCCATAATTAAATGGTCTATCATCTGCTTGTTCTGCAATAAAAATAGTGTAATCTATTCCTTTATCCTCAAGAAAAGAATGCATGTGAGGAACAAATATATCCAAATGTTGTTGCCTATCTCGGAATGGAACAATTATTGCTAACTTATCTTTCATATTTTTACTATAACATCTGATAGTTCTTTCCACCTCGTATAATCAAGGTAAGAATTATCTTTCATTTCTTGAATCATAAATTCAGAATTATTTATATCAATTTTCCAATCGTTAATCTGAATATTACGATACATTTTTTTATACTCTTTCCAATAAGAGTAATTTGTTTTTGTTTCTGATACTTCTTTTAATCTTTCAAGAACTGAAGAATCCCATTTGAAATGATGTACCTGAATTAGACCATTTTCTACTGGATATCTTTTAGGATGATTCCAACCTCGTTCCCTCCATGTATCAGTATCACCAATAACAGCAAAGTGTTGACCTGGTGTAACATTTATATTTCCTTTCATAACACAACATTTATTCGGCATCGCTCCACTCATAGGATATCTAAAAAATCCTGCAAGTGGAAACGATTTCCAAATATTAGTTTCTTTTGTTATTAAAGGAAACTCTCCATCCTCTCCTATCCTATCGAGGAATCCTCCTGTGATGAATTCAAACCCACTATCTTCACACTCTGTAATAAGTTCTGTTAAAGATTTTGGGTAAACATGAAGTTCATCATCATCCGAAACCACCCACCATTCATCGGGTTTGGTTTGTTTTACTTCATTATATAGTTCAGTTACTCTTTCCCAATTGAATTTGGGTTCTGTAACAACTTTGTATGGTTTTATGCCTAGATTTCGTACTTCTTCAACTATTCCATCTAATTCGTGTTGTCTATAAACCACAACATAGATATCATCAACGATATTCTTATAGTGATTAAGCATGTGTGGAAGAAGTGTTGTATTATGACCTACAACAGTAACCAAATTTATTTTTTGCATCGTTGTACGAATGTTAATCCAGTTGATGCCGGCTTACTCTTAAATATACCATTATTAAAAAAGTTGAAAACTTCCCAATCGGAGTTATGTTTCAATTCTTTAATTAATTTAGATGGGCCATCAACAAATTCATCGTGATGATTTTGGTCTGATATATCTTTTGTTACGATATATTCTTTTTCAAATGAATCATCAGTATCATGTATTGATATTATTCCTTGTGGTGAAAGTAATTTAGAATACAAATCAAAATCAAGTTTTACATCCTCGTATGTATGACCTGCATCTATATGAAGATAATCAATCTTTATATCTTCTTTTATAAAAAAGTTGTAATAAGCGTTTTCAGTAGTATCATTTATAATCCTTGGGAAAAAGTTTTTTCTTAAATATGAGTTTTCATCTAACCAATCCACATTACCACCAACTCCATTTGATGCATCTACTAAAAATGTAACTCCAATATCTCCCCAATTATAATCTCTATCCCCTTCAAATATTCCAGCATCATATAAATCTATCCTTGATTGAGTCATGATTCTTGGAATGAATCCACCACCACTTCCCAAACACACACATACTTTAGCACGAAGGTAGTGAATTGCACTATAAACCAATAAACCATCTCCCATTGTTTCATCGGTTGCACCATGAGTCCACCTATAACTAATAGGAGTAGATTCAGTATATTCTCTATCATTAGAATCTCTCTTAGTGCTTAAGTTATTGGTTATAAAGTCTTTTATAAAATGTCTATTTAATATACTCATTTTTAGTGCTGCTACTAACCCCCTTTCCCCCTTTGTATATAAATATATAAAAATATATTAAACGAAAAATAATTTTAATAAAAAGATAGAACTTGACTTCTTACTTGGTCTACCCACTCATTTTTATTATCAAAACGTTTCATAAATTTTATTAACTTATTTCTTTCTTCTACACGAGTTTCATGAGAATCTTTCTTTATTTGTTTGAGGCATTTATCAAATTCATTTTTTGTACTTACTCTATATTTGTATTCAATATCAGGTGCCCAATCTTTATTTATGATTGGTAACTTTCCATAATCTACTGCTTCAAATATTGAATATCCAAATGGTTCTCTGAAATATGCTCCATGGAATATTCCCCAATCTTTGGTAAAGAAAGCGTGTTTTATACCTGGTTCCCATTGGTAAATATCTACTGTTGGTAACTGAAATCTTGTAACATCTTTTAAGTTTTTAACATCCCATTGAGATGTTAATGCATATCCTTTATCTATACCATTCATCCAATGTAAACATTTTCTTGATTCTGCTCTTGCTGCAAATGCAACAATTCCATTTTCAACATTAGTTGTTAATGAACCTGGCCCTTGGAACTCATAATAGTTAGGAAGATAATAAGTGTAATTTGGGAAATCTGATAGTAACCTTGATTTATTTAATCCAATCCATATTCTTCGTTTACAAGTTAACAAGAATTCACTATAAAACTTTTCATCAACTTTTGTTCCTAGCTGTACTCTATCTAATTCAGGTAGTTCAACTTTAACTTGTAACATATCTTTAGGATATGCATGAACGAAACAAACACCAAATTTATCTTCAAATTCCCAAAGATGTGGTCTCATATGATAATGTGGATGTAAAAAATGAATCCATTTGGATTCTTTACCCCATTGTTCAGTTAAAGATGGGTCATCAAAATGAAAATGGTATTTCAAACCAATTGGTAAAGAAGTTTCTTTGAAATTAGAAGGTCTTTTAGAATCAATAAGTAATCTAAACCTTTTTTTATTAGGTAACGATGGCCAAACTTCTTTTAAGAAGTTGTTTACCCAAATATCAGCTCCACCTTGTATGTTGTTACCTGCTCCGGTACAAACTAATAATATCCATGGTGGTATCTTTTTCTTCTTCATCGTAACCTTTTATATAAATATATAAAGTAATATTTTTTTATAGCTGAGGTTCTTCTGGTGGTCCATCACCACCACCACCAGGACCAGAACCAGTACCAGTATGTGTATAAGTTCTTATATATGTATCTGTTGAAGTAGTTGAGGTTACTTCTACTTGGAATGTTACATTACCTGAACTTGAATTTGCAAGTACTCGTAAAGTTTTATAAACTGCAGTTGTTCCAACTGTAGCAGTTTGGTCTGATGTACTTGTACTACCACCAGTATTCCATACTGCATTTGAAGTACCATAATTAATTGACCAAGTTACAGTTGAACCATAATCTTGTCTAGCGTAAATATTATATTCTCTATATTGTGATGAGTTATTTGATAATGTTAGTGTACTTGTATCACCACCTTCCTCATAAGTAAATCCATTATTCCAACTTACATCTAAATTAGAATCTGCTCCTGCTTGTGATAATGAAATTGTGTGGTCAGTTTGACCTGATGCTGATATTGTAACTGTACCTGTCCTTGCTCCACCACTATTTGATAGAGCAGTTACTCCAATTGTATGAGTTCCTGCAGTACCACTTGTTACACTTAAACTGAATCCAGTACCACTTACCGATGCTGTCCAACTAAATGATGTGTTAAGTGTAATATTTTCTGTTCCACCGCCTTGTACAAATGAAAGTGAAGATGGAGATGCTGTCCAAACAGTTTGGAACAATTGAGTTAATGTTGTAGTATCACTATCACTACCGGCAGTAAAAGTTAAAGTATTAGTTTTGTTTGAGGTACCAGTATTATTTGAAACAGGATAAACTCTTACTGTATAACTTCCATTACCAGGACTTTGAACAGATGCTTGATTTGCTACAACCATACTTCCCATTTCCACATATTGGTATGTAAATATACTTGTTTGATAAGTATCAACAAATCTCCACTCAGATGTATTACCTAAAGAAAATGTTATAGCGGAACTATTTATGTTATTTGTTACTTGACCTGTAATATCTTTGTATTGATTCGTACTACT